GACTTACGAGCATCGCCAAGAACACAAGCACCGACTATACCCTGCTGAAATCCGCAAACCTGTCATCTTATACCAACCGCTATGACCAATTTCAGATTGCCGTGGGGTCGCTTGAAACAGGCTCGTATAAATATGAAGTTTACGATACCAATAGCACGGTTGCCTCGGCTTTGGCGGTCGTTGAAACGGGCTTGGCATTTCTACAAACCGCTGCGGTAGGATTCAATACCTACGCAAACACGATTACTTACAACACCTTCCTCGCATCCAGCGTGAGGGTATTCGATTCAACCTTTGACCAATCCTTCGCATGAGCGTACAAACGAGAACGCAACTCCAAGCGAGTGCTGCGACCATCACCAACGAAACCGCTGCCGGGGCGAACACCGCATCCCGTGTGGGTGGTTTGTTCGACGACCTTGCTGACACCGCAACGCTTGACCGGGAAAGGGGCTTTGCAAACCTTTACATAGACACCGACACGGCCTTTACCCCGACGCAAGGGCAAAGAGTTAAGTTGACAAGTGCGATGAAATCAGGCGTTTTGTCAACCTACAACTTTTCAAGGACTACCAATTCTCTGACCTACACCGGCACAACAAATGCGACCCTTCGCATCGCTGCATCCATGGTCTTTGCGCAGAACAACAATAGCCAAATCAAGGTTTACATCGCCAAGAACGGCACACCGATAGACCAGTCAATGACTGACATCACCACAACCCACACGAACGGCCATGCGATTTACACGGAAGCCTACGTTACAGGTGCGGTCAACGATGAGTTCACTATCTACATCAACGCAATTTCAAGCGGTGCAACTATCACGATTTCAGCCCTTTCATTCACAGTTCATACGCTATGAGTAATAAATCTACTCAACACTTCACCCAATGGCTTGGGATAGAGCATAAGGTCCCTGTGATGCTGGAGAACCGCTCCGGCAAGTACATAACCTACGGATTTGCGAACGAATATCCTTATTACCTCCTTGACAATTATCGCAGGTCGTCCAAGCACAACGCTATCGTCAACGGCAAGGTGAACTACATCATGGGCGGAGGATGGCAGGCAGGGGAGGACTTGACCGTAGAGCAGCAGGCCCGATTCATCAAGTTCTTCGACGGAATGTCCAGCACCGAGGACCTGAACGACATCACGGAGAAACTGGTCTTGGACTTAGAAATCTTTAACGGATTTGCCGTTGCGGTTACTTGGTCTAAGTTGGGGACCATCGCCAAGATGGAACACGTCCCATTCGAGAAAATCCGTGTGGACAAGGAGGAGAAGATGTTTCAGGTCGCGGACTGGTACAACGACGACATGATGCAGTTGTTCCCCAAGGTCGGGGACATCGAGAAGATACCTGCATTCGACCCGGAGAACCGCCTCGGAAAGCAGTTGTTCTACTATCGTGTGTATGCAGCAGGCGTGAAGCACTATCCTCTGCCCGAATACATCGGAGGGAACGCTTGGATTGAAGCAGACGTGCAAGTAGCGAATTTTCACAACAACAACCTACGCAACAACTTTTGGGGCGGTTACTTGATAAACTTCAACAACGGCATCCCGACCCCCGAAGAACAGGGCGACATCGAGAGGCAAATCAAACGCAAGTTCAGCGGTACGGACAACGCTGGTCGCTTCGTTGTAACCTTTAACGACGATGCAGCCAAGGCTCCGACGCTTGAACCGCTCACTCCGAGCGACATGGATAAGCAGTTCGAAATCCTGAACAAAGCCATCCAGCAAGAAATCTTTATCGCCCATCGTGTAACGAATCCAGCGTTATTCGGTGTCAAAACCGAGGGCCAACTCGGAGGAAGGACTGAATTAGTCGAGGCCTACGAACTATTCAAGGCGACCTATGTCAACGACCGGGTACGCAAGGTGGAGCGGATGATTAACTACCTCGGCTCCTTCAATGGCGTGGAAGGGATGGAACTTATCCCCGTTGAGCCGATTACCGAGCGACTAAGCGAACAAGCCCTGTTGCAGATAATGACCCAAGACGAACTTCGGGAAAAGGCAGGTCTGCAACCGCTTGAGAAACCTGCCGACGTGGTTGGACCTAACCCCCAACCCGACGAGCAACCGCAAGCCGTTGAGGCCTTGCAGAGCAACGACAACATCAAGAAGTTGTCAGGCCGTGAGTACCAAAACCTGATGCGAATCGTGCGTCAGTATATGCAGGAGAAAATCACTCTTGAAATGGCTCGGACCATGTTGTCAGCAGGGTTCGGTCTGTCATCCCAAGAGATTGACACGATGCTCGGAGTGCAATCCCAAGAGTTCAGCGAACCCGATGAGGATGAAGACTACGGCTGGGGCGATGAAGAGTTTAAGGTCTTGGAAGTGGTTGCAAGTAAGTTCGGAAGCCATGCAGACGACTACCATGTGATGCACTCCAAGCCGATGCGGTTTGACACCGATTTAGACGACCAAGTGCGACAGGCCTTTGCCGAACTGGGCGAAGAAGAAGTCGAACTGGACAAGAAGATTGAGGCGTATCGCAAGAAGAACCGGGACGCATCGGTTGAAGAAATGGCAAAGGAGTTCGGAGTTAGCAAGGCCAAGGTCGCCAAGCGTGTCGCTTACCTAATCACCAAGGACCGCTATCCTATCAGCAGGGCCGTGGACAACATCGCCAAGGAGAACCTCGCAGAGAGCAAGAAGGCAGCCGAGCCTGTACTGGAAGTCCGCTACAAGTACGCATGGGCCACAGGGTTCAGCAACAAGGACAAGCGGTCAAGCCGTCAGTTCTGCAAGGTCATGTTGGACTTAGCCGGTCAAGGCAAGGTTTACACGAGGGAGGACATCGACGGGATTTCTGCGATAATGGGCTACTCCGTTTGGAACAGGAGAGGCGGTTGGTATCACACGCCCAGCGGAGTGAACAGGCCCCAATGCAGGCACGTATGGGAGCAGCAGTTGGTAATCCGTAAAGGCAATAAAATCAGCAAGGCATGAAGGCACTATTCATAAGCGAAGAAACGCTTCTCGACAACTCGATAATCAACGAGAACGTCAGTTACACGCAGATACGCCCAACGGTCATCAAGGTCCAAGAGATGCGGATTCAGCCGATTGTAGGCTCTCCGTTGTACGGGGAACTCGTCAGCCAAGTGGTCAGCGGTTCAACGTCTGCACTCAATCAAACGCTGCTGGAGGACTACATTCAGCCGGCTATGATTCAGTGGCTCTACTACGAGTTGCCAATGGTCTTAGCGTTCAAGTACATGAACAAGGGGATGGTCCGTAGAACAAGCGAAGAGTCCTCCCAAATGAGCATGGAAGAGATTACACGGCTGACCGATAAGGTCAAGAACGATGCCGAGTGGTACTCCGAGCGGATTACCCGCTACCTCATGGAGAACCGCAATTCATACCCCTTGTGGAACTCGCCTCCTTCTGCTTTGGATACCATCTACCCGAACGCTACGAACTACCGAACTGGGATGGTCTTGGACCGCAACAGGAGGATGGGAATCAGCAACTTGGACTACCCCTACCCCTACGGTCAATTCGGGGCGTGTAATGACTGCTGACGATGGGAGCGCATAAAAAAAACATACTGAAACTGCAGACTTATGTCATGGATAAAAATCAAGCAAGCCCTGCTGGACCTTGCAAATGCTCATCCACAGGTCAACTCCTTCGGGACGGGCGACCCTCTTGCAATCGGCACGGACAACACCATCAACCTGCGAACCCCAAGCCGTGAGCGAATCGTCTATCCGCTCGTTTTTGCGGACGTTCAGTCTGCAAGTACTGACGCTGGTACTTTGGACTTGGTGGTTGGGGTTTACTTTTCTGACCGTGTTGAATCCATTAAGCCGATGGGCGGAGTGGTTTCGGGAAGCCCTACGCTGGGTTGGCAGGACAACGAGGACGAGGTCCTAAGCGACCAACTGCAGGTAGCACAGGACTTCATATCAGCCCTTACAAACGACCCAAGCGAGGACTGGACCCTATCGTCCAGCGTATCGCTTACCCGCTTCGTAGAGAGCCGGGATGACCGCACGGCAGGGTGGCAGGCGA